CGACAGGGATAATCATCTCTTCTTCTTCCATGCCATCCTCCATGTCGCCATACATGTCCTTAAGTGACTTGACCATGTTCATCGGTTCCGCTGGTGTCGGTGTCAGCGATGCCTCACCGATCGGCCAGCGTGTGATCTCATAGCGGCCATCGGACATCTTCTTCCGCTCGACCATATGACCAGTGGCGCCGGACGAATATCCGAGCTTGCCAGACTTCGCCAGCTCTTGGATCATCTTCTGATACGAATCGGCCATGTCGACCTGGCTCTCATACCACAGACCTTTGTCGTCCATGGTGATGTATCCGGTTCCGATGCGTGACTTACCGACCTGCTTATCCTGGCCGTGATGGTAATACAAGTTCATCGGCACTCTCTCACCTGACTTCATCGGTCGACCGAAGTCAGTGCTCGATGTGAAGTAGTCGCCCTCGAGGTCAGCGCCACCGAAGCGCACCAGGTAACCACGCACACGACCATTGTCATCTGCCTTGATTGCATCACCAAAGGACACCAGAGTCTGCATCATAAATCCTTCACTGGTACGACCACAGCCTGTGGTCCCCACTCCGCGTTCGGTACTACTTTACCGAATGCTGAGAGCGATGTACCTGTCTCATACAAACGATACCGCGAAGGTCCTAAGACCTGCCGACGCTCCGCCTCACTAAGCATACGAAACTGTTCCTCTTTGTCCGGCATCTCTTCCGGTTCATCGAAACTGCCTGGCGGCAGTCCTGCGAGTTCAGCGTATGTTGGTGTGATTGGAATCACCGTACACCTACAGTTTGGATGCGAAGGAACAACATCTGCAACTGCATTCGGATCTCCGTGGAGTGACCAGCACACTGGACAGACATTGACGTCACCCGCTGAGATGCGGCGCCAGCCACGCACGATGGACAGGTTCGCCTCGAAGGTCTGTCGCTGTGCTTCGCGGTTCGCTCGAATCATCTCCGTTCGTGCGATGGTAGCAGCTCTCGAAGGCGCGAGAGTTTCGTACGTTCTCGACATCCTTCGTGCGACCTGGAGTGGATTGAGACCTTGCGCGATGCCTATTGTGACATGGTCCAGTGCGAACGGCCCTATCGCGTCGAACAGCGCGCCGAGTGGTGATCCGTCAGCCGCGAAGCCGACGACGTTCGTGATGGCCTCGACGGGGAGCCGGTTCCACATCAGATCAGCGGTGAGCGACACCGACGAAGGAACACCCGCGACTGCTCGCACGAGATCCTCCTGTATGTCAAGCGACAGCTGTATGGCGCGTCGTTGTCCATTCGTTGCAATGTCGGTCGCCTGTGGCGCAAACAATGCTACTTGGTCAGCCATCTGCACATTGAGTGCCTCGAGGCGAAGCATGTACTCGGAGAGGCCACTGATGTCCTCACCTGCTGCCTGTGCTTCCTCGATGGCGGCTGTCACCGCTTCGAGGCGCTTGAGGTTGTCAGCCTGGAGAACACCGTATGTCCTGCTCATCTCAGCGAGAGCAGCGTTCTCACGGTATCGGAGCTTGTTCCTGTAGCTCTCGTTGACTTGATAGATATCAGGCATCGGTGTCAGTCAACTCGTATCCGTAGTATGGATGGTAGGACTTCCCGTTTTCCTTCGGTGCCATCTTCTTCAGGATCTCTTTGCGCGCAGCTGTGGACCAGCGATATCCAGCATCGCCACCCCATGCGGCCCATGCCACACGACCGGCGCTAGGATAACCATCCTCACCTGGTCGGAATCCTTCAGCCTGTTTGTCTACTTCGTGACGTCGGAAAAACGAATACATTCGAAGGACAGTCGACTCACTGAGCTTTTCACCGGAGATGATCTGATTCGCCCTGGCCCATGCCACGGCTGTCCCGCCATCACGACCAGCATCACGCCACTCGATGGCTTGACGTGCTTCGGACGCCATGTCCTTCGACGGTATGAACTTCAGTCCTGGCTCAGATGCATCGTCGAATGCTTTCGTCTCTTCGCGCACCGTGACAGGCAACAGTCCAAGGTGCTGAATCGGATCAAGTCCAACAGCTGCGAGTGCAGGTTCAGGAGCAAAGCCAGCACGAATCAAAGCGCCAGCCGCACTCACAAGCTTCGCAGTCTCATCGGCAGTTCGAGCTGTCGAGACAGGAGCGGCATCAGGGAGCAGGACATCCTGTGCGTTCTTCAGCACAGGGACACCTGTCGGATGATAATAGCCCTCATCATCATCCGATGGCGTCACACCAGCGACACGCTTGGCTGTTGCTAGATCCACGATGCCACTCTTGTATAGTCGCTCCGCTCTCTCTGCGTCCTCATTGAGATCCGCTTGAAGCGCCGGCACATTCGCCACATCGAACTCAAGGTAATCGCCTGGCTGCGTCTCCAGGTAGTCTGGAAGCAGTGCGATGGTGAGCGCTTCGCTCATCTGGCGCATCAGTGGAATCATTCCATCAGTCCACGCACTCCTGGTCGCCTGCTCTAGGTTCGAGTATGTTGCGCGCTCGAGGCCGCTGCCGAGTTGAAGCACCAGCGGATTGAGTCCGAGAGCTGCACACACGCGCTCTTCCGGTTTGCGGCGAATCTCATCGAACGCCATCTCGGATGGTTTGTGGCTGACCTGCTCGACCTTGAACGGGCCAGTCATCACCAGGACAGAACCAGCATTGTCGCCTGTGAAGTCCTGCTGTAGTTTGCGCTTCGTCTGACGTGCGTCGTCTTCGCTGAGGTCCTCGACTCCGCCCTTGTAGTCTGGTCCGACCATGATCGATGGCATGCCGCCATTGCGGACCATGCCAAATGCGGCGCTCGCTGCGACATTGTCTGTTGCGATCTCACGAAGGACAGAAGTGACAGGAGAGCGCCCGAAGCGACTGTCCTGCGGATCTCGACCATAGCGGATGTGAATCAAGTCCTCGAGTGCGATGTCGTACGAAGTGCCATCGACCGTGTACTGATACTTGATGAGCGGATTGATCTTATTGCCGACAGGTCTCATCATGTCAGCTGCTAGGTATTGCAGACCGACGACACGACCAGACACGCGGACCTTGCGGAAGTACGCGTTTCCAAGCAGCTGGTAGTCTGGAAGAATCCACGACCACACGAGCGATGGCGGCACGTTTGGCGTTGGCTGTGCGAGCAGCTGCAAGATCGGGTGATCCGCGACTGTCTCGACCTGTCCATCAGGCATTGGTCTTCTGACGACAGGAACACCCTGGCTCCAGTTGCGGATATACCAGTCCATGCCGATCGCGACGATGCTATTAAGCATCAGGTCACCGGCCTGGTTCCTCCAGTTGAAACTGGAGCCTGGAAGGTTACGTGTCAGGAGACTCCAAAAGTCGCCGTTCCCAGTGCCAGTGAAATAGGACGTCTGTCGCTGGATCAGCGGCGGCGGAAGCAGCGCGGACGGTGATGCGGTTGCTTTTCCGAGAAGTTTGTCAAAGAGTCCCATATGACTATTGTGTTCCTATCATGTGCTAGACTGCACCCCACCCACCGCCACGGCCCACGAGCTCGTCGTACGCATCGGTGAGAGCATCGACGATGTCATCATTCTTCCCCAGGGGAAATGTTCGCATCTCATCGAGTAGTGTACGGTTCCAGTCAGCTGCGACCATGTAGACATTGCCACCAGCGACCTGACTCGCGAACGGTTCAGCGCGCACATCCTTCGCGCCGGTCACCGGCAGGACTGTCACAGCACTACCATGAAGCAGTCGGAGCATGTGCATCGCTTGACTCTTGCCAGCCTGGCCCGGGTCCTGCGGTAGTCGTATCCTGATGCCACGGCCATCGAGTGCAGCTGTCTGCTTGATAATCTTATCCCGCTGATCGGTGTCGTACTGACCTCGCACGACATCGAGTATCCAGATACGACCATCGGCATCACGTCCCATTTTGACACCGACGGTGTAGTCACCACTTCCAGCTGTCGCTGCAAGGTCCCAGGCGCGGGACATCTTCTGGATGTTCGGTGTCGCATGCTCGATGGTGATGCGGTCCGACTTGAAGAAACTTCCCTCGCGAGGTGTTGGATGTTGCTGGTAGAGAGCACTCCAGCCGTAGTCCCCGGAGTTCGCGACCATGACCTCCTTGATGCGTCCGAGTTCCTTCACGTCATAGCGTTCTGGCCACAAAGCTTCGCCAGGCATTCGACCGATCTGGTCAGACTCCTCCGCGATTGCCGGCAGGTTTAGCACGGTCCATCGATGAGGTTCCGATGAGATTGCGCGAGCGGTGATGTCGTCGTGATGCCACCTGGTCGAGACGATGATGAGAGCGCCCTTCGGCTCGAGTCTCGTATACAAATCGTCGGTGTACCAGTCCCATGCTTTGTCGCGATATAGAGAAGACTCTGCATCCTCTCGACTCCTGATCGGGTCATCGATGATGATGCGCTTGAAGCCGACACCGGTCGGAGGTGAGCCGACACCACGCGCCATGAAGGTTCCGCCCTCCGGTAAACTCCACTCATCCTGTGCCGCGTTGTCCTTAGACAGTTTAGTCCTGGACGAAACGATCTGTCTGGACTTACGACTGAAGCGTCTCGCGA